GATTCCACCTTTGCCCTTCTGCCCTTATCAGAGCAGGAGAAATACGACTTCTCCGTTCACAAATGGATTTCGGACCAAGCGGCCGAAAAACCTGCTCACGACCTCCCTACGGCAGCTGAGGACCCACCTGCCGAACCTGCTCCGCAGGATGCCTCCGACGGTGAATCGGAGGCATAAGTACAATATCCCCTTGTCCATATTGTACTAACTGACAGGATTCCTCTAAACTCACCACAAAGCTCGTACTATCAAGGAGATACCTCAATGCGCAGACGCAAAATCAAAAAGTCCAAATCCAAGCGGTTGTTCAAGAAAACAGCCAACCGCATGCACAAGCGAAATTCCGTTAAAACGGTTCCTCGTGGCGGAATCGCCCTCTGAAACACATAACAGTTATTCTGGCTAGCCTGCCTCTGGCGGGCTGTGTTCAGGTCCAAGTGCTTCAACAGGAACTCAACCTATGTCATGCACCAGACCAATCTCCGCCCAACGCTACTACTCCGCAAAAGAGCGAAAGCTCGTCATGCGACTTAAACACGGGGAAGGTTTTAAACCGAACCTAGAGCTACCCTGCAACAAGTGCCAGTCCTGTAAACTCCGGAAAGCCAAAGAATGGGCGCTCCGCTGCTGGCACGAATCACAAATGCACGAAGAAAGTGCATTCATTACCTTGACCTATCGGGATGTTGATCTTCCCGATAATCGAAATCTCGATCACAGAGATTTCCAGCTTTTTATGAAACGCCTCCGGGTGAAATACCCGGAACGCCGCTTCTCCTTCTTCATGTGCGGCGAATATGGCGGAAAAACTCACAGGCCTCACTATCACGTGGTGATCTTCGGTTATTGGCCACCGGACCCGATCTACCATCGCACCGAAAATGGCAACCGTTATTTCAAATCCGAAGAACTCGATACCTTTTGGAAAAAAGGTTTCACAGATACCTCCTATGTCAGTTACCACTCTGCGGGCTACGTAGCCCGCTACACTCTAAAAAAACAATTACCCGATAAAGCTCTTCAGGATCGCTACGTCTACGCCGACGAAAACGGCGAAATGCAAGTACGTAAATTCGAGTACACGAGAATGTCTACCGATCCCGCTATCGGGAAATCATGGTTCGAGAAATACAAAGAACAGACTATTCGCGACGACTTCGTGCGCGATCCAAATGGCATCGAATGCCCTGTTCCTCGTTACTATCTCGACCTATTAAAAAAAGAAAATCCCGATCTCCACGAAGAATTAGCTAAGGCACGCATTGAAAAAGCCCGCGCTAACCCCGATAACAGTGAGGCACGACTTAAAGCAAAAGAAATATGCGCGAATGCTCGCGTCAAACAACTACCGAGGCCCTACTTATGAGTAACAAACAACTGTGTTTTTGTGTCCACGATATTAAGGCTGAAACCTATATGCCTCCGTTCTTCGTTCCCTCTCGTGGCCTTGCAATCCGCGCGTTTGAGGATTGCATCAACTCCGACGATCACCATTTCGGCAAGCATCCAGCCGATTACACGCTGTTTTTCCTAGGCGTATTCGACACGGATCACGGCGAATTCGACCAAAAAACTAAACAATCCGTCGGGAACGGTGTAGAATTTTTAAATCCACTCACACCGGGAAATACCAATGGCAAGGAATCAAGTAGGCGCACACACGAAGACAGCTGATATCCCTCGCTCGTCTTTCGACCTTTCACATGGTCTGAAAACCACTTTCAACGCGTCAGAACTTGTTCCGATCCTCTCTCTAGAAGTTTTGCCCGGAGACACAATCAACCTCCGGGCATCTCTTTTCGGCCGCATGGCCACTCCCGTTAAACCGTTACTCGATAACCTCTATCTAGAGACGTTTTTCTTCTTCACGCCGTGGCGCCAAGTATGGCCCAATTTCATCAAAATGATGGGTGAACAGGTAAGCCCGGGCGACTCCATCGATTTCTCTGTTCCGACGATCGCAGGCGGAACCGTTACGACCGGCGACCTTTATGACTACTATGGCATCCCTCTGGGTGCTGACTTGTCCGTCGTTCCGGTAAGCTCTCTGCCCTTCCGTTGTTACAACAAAATTTTTAATTTCTGGTTCCGCGACGAAAACCTCGTCGATCCGGCGTTCGAAAGAACTGACGACGGTCCAGACGCTGGCTCATCTTTTCAGGTATTGTCACGGCGCAAGCGTCGCGACTACATAACCTCGGCTCTCCCATTTCCGCAGAAAGGCCCTGACACGTTTGTCAATCTCGGCGGCGATGCTGCGATCAAAGGTATCGGCATCGACACGCCGGAAACTTTTGCCCTCGTGGATCAGGCCGTGAAAGAAACACAGGGAAACACCATTTACCCGTCTGCAGCCGCTCAAGGCCAGCTATTCGTTCTCGGCTCCGACGAAGGCGATAACACGGCACTGCCACAAATTTATGCGGATCTCACGAATGCCACCGGCATTTCGATCAATGACCTCCGCGAATCAATCCAGATTCAGCGGCTACTCGAACGAGACGCCCGGGGCGGTACTCGTTACCCTGAAATTCTTCGCTCACACTTTCAGGTTAGCGACCCCGGGCTGCTCGTACACCAACGTCCTCTGTTCTTGGGCGGCGGCAGCACTCAGATCAATATCAATCCTGTCCAGCAGACGGCACCCTCGGTAATCGACCCGCAGCATGCGGATTTCGCCAACACACCGCAGGGTAATCTCGCCGCATATGGCACCGTCTCCGGGTCCAACCACGGTTTTACCGCGTCGTTTACCGAACACGGTCATATTCTCGGCCTCGTCAACGTGCGGGCCGATCTCACCTATCAGCAAGGCCTAGAACGGTACTGGTCGCGCCAGACCCGTTTCGACTTTTATTGGCCGGCGCTTTCCCACCTTGGCGAGCAGGAATTGAAAAATTCCGAAGTCTTCGTGTCGAATGACCCCGCTATTGACCAAGGTACGTTCGGCTATATGCCGCGCTACGACGAGTACCGTTTCAAACAATCTCAAATCACAGGCCTATTCCGCTCTGACGCGGATGCGTCGCTCGACGTCTGGCATCTTGCTCAAGATTTCGCCACTCTCCCTGCACTCGGTGAATCGTTTATTACCGATGCTGTTCCAATGGACCGCGTTCTCGCGGTTCCGTCTGAGCCAGACTTTCTGCTCGATGTCTGGTTCCGCATTAAAGCGGCTCGTCCTCTTCCGATGTACGGTACCCCGGGTCTGATGGATCACTTCTGATGGCCGACCAATATCACATCGACCAGGGCGGCATCTTCCACCCGGGGTCCGGGCCTCAACAGCCTATTAAGGAGAAAGGCGGCACGCTCGAGGCTATCGGGTCCGTCCTCGGCGGCCCTATTGGCGGCATCGCCAGCACCATTATCGGCGGTCTCTTTGGCGACAAAGGCCAAAAACGCGCGAATAAACAAAACCTTCAAATCGCTCGCGAGAATCGCCAGTGGCAGGAAAGGATGTCCAACACGGCATACCAAAGGAGCACTCGCGACCTAGAAGCCGCTGGACTAAACCGCATCCTCGCCCTTGGCTCACCCGCGAGCACACCCGGCGGCAATACCGCCGTGATGCAAAATGAGCGCAGCAAAACAGGTGCGGCCGTATCTCAGGCCGCCCATACCGCCTTATCGCTGGCGCAACAGAAAGCCGCCATTCAAAACATCGGTGCACAAACCGAAAACCTCAACGCAGAGACCCGCCAAAAACAGGCTTTGACGGGTCGAATTGCTATTCAAAACCTCTTGACACAAGCGCAGACCCAAGGCCAGTCCGGCCGGAATGTCAAAATCGGCGCGGAAGCTGCCGTTTATGACGCTATCGGTCCGGCACTCATTGCCATGAAAGAGACCTTCCCGGCGTTCGCTGCTCCAATTAACGCGGCGCTGAAAATCTACAACGCGCGCATGGGCAAACGGCCCAAAACGACCACCACTAAGCGTCAATACGACGATAATAGTGGGAAATCTACGTACACTCGTACCGACACGACGACAAGGTAACGGATTATGGCCACCTCGAAACGCAAAAGGCGTTACGCTCAGGACTTCTCCAAAGGCGGCAGAACGGATGCTTCGTTCGCTGATTCCTGCGATGTCAATCGCATCGTTAACCACTATCAGAAAACCGGCATCGATATTCATGCCGACCGCCTTAAGGATGCCCGCTACGGCGAGGCCCCGACCCTCACTTATGCAGAAGCTATGCGCTATAAAGCGGAATTGGATTCCACCTTTGCCCTTCTGCCCTTATCAGAGCAGGAGAAATACGACTTCTCCGTTCACAAATGGATTTCGGACCAAGCG